TGGCTCAGTTCAAGACGTTTTACCACCCTCAATCCACCCTGATACTGGCCGACCATATGAGTGGGCAGGCAGGTCAATCTTCGATGGATTGCCAGATCTACCGCCGCAACTCCTTACGCTTTGGAAGGAGTGGGACAAGTTTCGTCCACAGCTACAAGACATATGCCCGTGGAAAAAGAAGGCAGAATTTCAGCCCACAAAGAAGCCAAGACCAAAGGGTGAGACAACCAGCGTCATCGATAAGTTCAATGATGCCCACGATATGCACAGCTTGCTGGTTCAGTATAACTACAAGCCAACATCCCGCGGCAGATACCTATCGCCCAACAGCACGTCTAAGTTAGCCGGCGTAAAGCTCTTTGATGATGGTCGAGCCTATAGCCACCACGCATCAGATCCATTTGATTCGGCACACACCTTCGATGCCTTCGAGCTGTGGATGCAATACGAACACATGGGCAACGTCCAGAAGGCAGTCAAAGACGCCGCGCAAATGATGAACGTCACCCAAGATCCAGATCACGAATATGATCGTGAGGCTATCGAACACGGCGCAAGAGTAGCCGCCAGTATAATGTCAAAGCCCAGGCAGGCAGACCTTCCACTAAATACAGTACCTGAAGAACTTCTGTCAGTCCCTGGGGTTCTGCAGGACGTGGTCAACTACTACACTGTAAGCGCAATAAAACCACAACCTCAATTCGCAGTACAGTGTGCCCTGGCATTTGGATCAGTGGCAATGGGACGCCGCTGGGTTACAGATCAGCGTAACTTCACCAGCCTGTACTTCCTAAACATTGGCGAGACAGGGTCAGGCAAGGAACACACAAAGACAGTACTTGAAGAGCTGCTCGAAGCCAGTGGCCTCGACGAACTGATCGGCCCGTCTGGCTACACGTCTGGGGCTGGCGTCATGTCCACCCTAACTAAGAAGCCAACCCACGTCAGCGTAGTTGATGAGCTGGGCCGTCAACTTAAAGCAGCCGCAGCCGCTAATATGCAGCACAAAGCTGACGCACTTACTTCCATAATGGAATGCTTTGGCCGTCAGGATGGCGTCCTAAGACAACAAGGATACGCAACCAACACAATGAAATCATCAGAAGCCGCAAAGCTAGAGACAGTAGTTAAGCGCCCATCCCTGACCCTAGTCGGTATGTCCACACCCTCAGAGTTCATGCAGGCAATCGGTGGTGGTGACGTGGCCTCTGGCCTCCTAAACCGTTTCATTATTGTTAAGTCTGACATTGGCGTTCAGATGTCCCAAGAAAAACGACAATCATCAATATCTGACCGGCTGGCAAAGTGGGCCAAGGAACACTCCAGCGCGCAGGTCGGTGATCTGGACGCAGGAAATATCAATGACCTACCGCCAACTCCAATCGAAGTTGTCTTCACGCTAGAGGCAAAGACCCTCCTGAGAGAATATGAGGAGCGCCTGGTAGCAGCCATCAAGAAGGAGACAGGCACTGGCCTTGAGGCCATGTACAATCGGTCACGCGAAATCGCTATGCGCCTGTCCCTGATCGTTGCTAGGTCAATGGGCCAAGACGAAATCGGCCCAGACGCAATGGCGTGGTCAATAGAATACGTTAACTACTACGCTAGGCAGACTATAGAAATGTTCCGCTTAAACATGGCTGAAGGTCCATTTGATGCCGCCTGTAAGGCAGTCTACGCCCGCATCGAAAAGGCTGGCCTGGGTGGATTGACTGAGCGTGACCTGTCGCGCAGCGTGTCAGCCTTTGCAAATATGGACAGACGCAAACGTGCTGACGTTCTCGACGCACTGCAAACAGACAGGGGCATAGAGTGCCGCCAACAAAACCAAGGCGTGAGGGGCCGACCACGGTTCGCCTATTTTGCGCCACCGATTAACTAAAGGAGAAAAGCCAATGGCCAAGTGGAACTTAGACAAACTATCAAACAAAGGAAAAACAATGACTAAATATACACGCACAGAAATTTTAGATACCGCAAAGCAATTGGTAAATGTTGACCGCGCAAATGATCATGGAGACATGGAGGATAACTTTACGACTATATCTGAATACTGGAGCTTGCATTTAGATTATTATGTTAGCCCCTCAGACGTTGCCGTGATGATGACATTGCTTAAACTCGCTCGAATAAAGTCCAATCCAAATTCAGGGTCAGGAGATAATTGGATTGATGGATGTGGTTATCTTAGTTTAGGAGCAGAATTAAGTGCAGAAAAGCCAGAGACAGAGCCCGTCGTTACATTCCAGGGCGGCAACGTATGAAGTCCTCAACAATAATAGGTGGGGCGTCCAGCCAATACGGTAGGAACGCCGCCGACTTCTATTCCACGCCAAGAGAATGCACCATCGCCCTCCTCGACACCTATCAACGGTTGTTCGAGGGGAGCAGGGTGTGGGAGCCCGCCTGCGGTAGTGGCGCAATATCGGAAGTCCTAAAAGAGCGCAGGCTTGCCGTGGTATCCAGTGATCTCAACGACCAAGGCTACGGAGACACAGGGTTTAACTTCCTAAACGCAGACTGTAACTGCGGGTCAATCATAACTAACCCACCATTTAACCTGGCAGCAAACTTCATCGAACACGCCGCCAGCTTTAACGTACCCTTCGCAATGCTTGTGAAGTCAACCTACTGGCAAGCCGCAAAGAGGTTCGATCTGTTCCAAAGAACCAAGCCAATGGCAATCATAGCAATGTCCTGGCGTCCGGCAATGTCACCAGAACGTGGCAAGAGCGGGACAATGGATTTTATCTGGACAGTCTGGGATCGTAAGCCATCCAAAAACACACAGTACATCGTGGCTAAAAAACCTAAACAGGATATTCAAAAGTGATCGCTGCAGCGGCGTGTCTTTCCCTTGCGCTCTACCATGAGGCCAGGGGAGAAAAATTGTTGGGTCAACTCATGGTTGCCAAAGTCATAGTTAACCGCGTGGCGTCACCCCAGTGGCCATCCTCTATGTGTAATGTAATTACCCAAGACCGACAGTTCTCATTCTATCGTAAAGGTAAAGCGCCCAGCCCCAGAGATGAAGTAGCGTGGGTCAAGGCTCAAGAGCTTGCAGTTCAAATTATAAACAATCCCGACATCTTGCCTTACACTGATGCTGACCACTATCACACAGTTGATGTGCACCCCGTCTGGCGCAGGAAGCTCTATAGAATTGTCCGTATCGGCAAACATATCTTCTATTCATACAAACACCCCACAGCCATCAAAGTTAGCGTCAGACCCAGAGCTAGACCCTAAATGTATTTATGGCAGTATTTATGTCAGCATTTATGACAAGGCAAAAAACTCATAATTTCCCAATAAAATATGGCTCAAACTATTATTGGCATTATTGTCATTTATGGCATCTAACCTAATACTATTTTACCCCCCCCTATTACCCCCCTGTGTGTAGTAGAGGGGGGGGGTATGACAGTATGACAATAATAATAATAATAGTAATATATATATAATATAACTATATAAATAAGAAGTAATAGAAGGTCTAATATTGGCAGATCATATGTGTGCCAAAAATGTGCCGTATATGTCATAAATCATTTGAGCCTTGTTTATATGAGTTGCCGTGTTATCAATCTTAAAACTTAGAAAGGAAACGATATGAACAGCACAGTCTACATTGTCACCAGGCCAACAGAGAATAAATTTGGGTGGACGCCAGATCTAACAGACGCAGCGCGCTACGGTAAAATGCAAGTGGTGTTCGAGCCCGACGATAGGCCACAATTCAATCCAAACAAAGCAATCACAACAGCCCACAGTATTCTGCAAGATTTCGGGCCTGATGATTTCCTGCTCTGGCCAGGTGGTTCAGATCCAATAGCCGTAATGATTTGCACGGCTGTAGCCTCAGACAATTCCGATATTGTAAACGTACTGAGGTGGGAGCGTAACTTCGATGAAGTGCGTGACCGACGAAAGGGCTGGTATATGCCAGTTAAACTAAATTTCGGTGAGGGGTTGTAATACTTCATATAGTACACTATCTAATGTATATAGTTATTTAGAAAGGAACTATGAAATGACTGACATTTACACAAGTCGCGCAAACATCCGCAATATCCACAAGATGAACGATATGTCTGACGCAGAGCTTTTATCTTTGGTTGCCCTCAACGAAAAAATTGCGGCAGAACACCGTGAGCCTTTCGGGAGCCTTATTGCGGCAGCTTCTGCCAGCGCCATCGCAGCAGAGGCTTTCCGCTTCTACTCAGGCCGAAATTAATCGGAGCTTCGGCTCCCCACTACCACCCACTGAGAAAGGACTACCAAATGTCTATACGCAGAATGAAATACAATAAAAATGGCCTCGATATGCTGTGTCGTGTTTACGGATCTGGTGAATATTCAGAAGCCATGATCCTTGTTA